TGGTTGTGGTATTTCACAATATCTCATTCCAAACATATCAAAAGATTCTGGTCCTATATTAGTCCAATAACTTCTTTGTCTTAATTGCCCTGAAACTAATTTAGAATTTATATCTACCGGAAATGTACCAAGTAAATGTGAAATTATATTATAACTATTATCATCCATAGCTACATTTTCAAGCAAAAAATACTTTGGTTTACATTCTTTTAATAATCTTAAAAACTCATAAAATAAACCACTCTTTATACCCTGCAATCCTAATTTTTCTTTATTAGCTGAACTAAAGTCTTGACAAGGACTACCTCCTATTAATATATCTATATTAGGTAAATCTTTAGCAAATATTTTAGTTACATCCCCTAATTGTTTAGTATTTGGATAATGATGTTGAGTTAATTGAATAGCGTGTTTTTTTATTTCAGAAGCAAAATAGTTATCTACTTTAATTTCTGCTCTTTCTAATGCTTGTTGACCGCAAGACATTCCATCAAATAATGATAATACATTCATAGTTTAAAAAGGTAATATTTTTGGTTTTTCAAATGTAACATAATTTCCTGCATAACTCTTAATGCCGTTTATTTCTTCGTAATAGCAGTTACGCCACTTATCAAAGAATAAAGTAGCCTCGCCTATTTCTCCTACTCCTTTAGGCTTAGTCTTTTGTACAATAATCTTTACTTCGTTGCCTTGATAAGGGTTTCCATCTTTAGAAACTCCAAAAGGTGGTCTCCAAACGCAAATCATTTGTTCTCCCTTTCTAAAGGATGTTTCGCCACCATCTATAAATCGTGGGTCTGCTGGAGGATAGTATTTAATTCCTGTTACATCATCTATAACTTTTGCTCCTGTTTCCCTTGCTATGTGCATAATGATAGTGTGGTGGTAATTATACTCCCTTGCATACATTCTTATTTTTCCTAATACCCGAGCCATATACATATCTCTTTGCTCTCCGTGTAAATCGTGCTTTACTTCATTAAAAGGGTCAGTAGTTACTGTGTCAAACTTAACTCCGTATTTTTCAACTGCTTCGTGGAAATCATCTAAAGTTATATCTTTAACACCTAAATCCATAATATAAAAATATTGGCTAACTTCTAATCCGTACCTGTACATTTCTTGTTTAGTAAGTCTTTGTAATTTATTACCATCAAGGTCAAAGAATGGCTTACCTGCCCACTTATGTATTATCTCTGCAAATATTTCTGCTGGAGTTCCCGTTTCGGGACTAAAGATTAAATGTTTCCAACCCTTACTTTTTGATAAGTTTATTAAACATTCCCACCAAAATTCCGATTTGCCTGATGCAGGAGTTCCGTAAATGTAAGAAGTAGCACCTTTTTTAAAGGATATTAGCTTATCCACATCCTGGAAACCTATCGTTTCGCCTTTGATTAATCCTGTATCATAAAGCGAATCTAATTCGCCTTGTACATCGCTATATTGTTTTATAAAGTCCATTAGTAGTAAAATGTTGGTATTATAGGTGCTTGTACTTTTATTTTGTTTTCTTCTTTAAACCAAACTTCTTGCATTTTAAGTTTCCAATTCTTTACAGGTCTATTATTAGAATCACTCCAGTTTCTATTGTTGTAAAAATGGTAAGCCTTTTCTGCTTCAGTCTTTTTGTATTTATGTTCTTCAAAGTAAGCTAAAACTTCTTCTAAAGTAGGAACTTTTAAATTACTTCTTTCATTCTTTTCATTCTTATCATTCTTGTTTGTATCCCTATCGCGTTTCCCTTGCGTAGTCTTTAGCGTAGTATCTTGCGTTTCTTCAGTACTTTGATAACACTCGTAATTACTAATGTTTATAAGGGTTGTGCTTTGTTTCCCTTTTCCTATTGTTTCTTTAGTAATCATACCATCACTTTCTAACATAGAAAAGAACATAGAAACAGTCTTTGTATTGCTATTAAATAGGTCTGCCCAAGTTCGTAAACTCTTTGCAGATTGACCTCTTTTAACATCAAAAATAGTAAAGCCTAAATTGATTTTGTTTGATTTGTGATTGACTTCCAGCAACATTATTAGCCACCATTGAAATTTTACAGGGTCTGACCAAATCCAATGGTCTTTGAGTTTCCTATGTACTTTAATCCATCCACTCATAATCTTAAAAAAAAGAAACCCATCGGTAGTGAGTTTCGACAGGTTTCAGGTTATTTAATAACCATTTGAGATAATATCTAACAAGCTCACAACTTCTTATTAGGTATCTTAATACATTGCAAATATACTACTTCTTTCGCAATTTAAAGTATTTATCCAGCTTTTTATTTAATGAAGATAACGGTACATTAAACTTTTCTGCATAATGCTTAATAGGCTTACCTTCAACTAAATACTCCTTTAAAAAGTCATTAAAAATAGCATTCGTTTCCAAAGTTACTTTTTTCGTTTTTAAGTGCTTTGTTCTTATTCCTTTGGCTCTTAAAACTTCTCTTATTCTTTTTTGGGATATGTTATATTTTTGGCTTAAATCCTCTATTGTAACATTCCCAGTTCTATATTCCTCTAAAAAATCCATCTCTTTATAATTTTAAAATACTAACGCTACTCATTAGTACTTGGGTGTTAATCTCTGCTAAAATTGTTAAACTTTCCCCTAATATTGCGCAGACACCTCTTATCTTTACTGCAAAAAGAACGCTTGTAGCAGCAGTAATATCTTTAATTAAAAGGGTAGACTTGAATCTTCAGATGTAATTACATTTGTACCTACATTTGTACTCACATCTAACTTACCTACTCCCCAAACTACTTTACCATTTCCCATATAAGTTTTTGGTGCTTTAGCTGCTCTTTCTTCTGAAGACTGGCTTAATGTGATTGAAACATTATTACCGAACTTATCGTTTTTGTCATCAACAATGATAGAAAGGTTTAAATACTTGTCTTTGATTAACTTCGTTCTGTCAATCTTTGTTACATCAATAGATGCGTTGATAATTGTTGCCATTTTATTTTTTTTAAAGGTTTATAATTCTTGTTCCAATTCTTGCCTGTATTTCAGCATCGTATTTTTGAAGCCAGGTTCTACAAAGTTCAACTCTTTCGATAATCTCTTGCTCAATAGAAATATCTCGTTTAAACTCGTAGGATACCCAGCGTTCAAAGTCTTCTAAATGTGAATAACTTACTTTAGTTCCGTAATTAGCAGCAGCAGGTGTGTCGCCTAAATAATAGAATAGCGTAGCAAACTCTTTATTGCAAAGCATCATATAGCCTCTTAACTGATATTCGTAATCCGTATTTAACTCTAAAGCTGAATCAAGTAAGGTTTTTCTATTCCAGGCACATTTAGTATCTATTATAGAGTTTTCAAGTATTACATCGGGTGTACCTACCAACCATTCGTTAGAATAAATATCTTCGTTTTTATAGGCTTCAATACCACCATATAAAACTTTAGATGCAAACTTAATAGCTTCATCTTCTAATAAGATTCCTTTGGTTAGATACTTGGATTGTAATTCTTCCTTATCTCCAGCATACCATTCTTTAAGATAAGTTATACAGGTTTGCGATAGTTCGCCTGGCTTCTTTGACTTGCTCATTAGTTTCCCCAATGAACTCGGTCTTGCTTTAAATAATTTCATTTGCCTTAACAGTTAAAATTCGTAAAGTCTCTGCATCCATAGAATAGCGTTCTTGAATAGCAGTTAAATTCTTATTATCCTTTAGGTAACCTGCTCTGCATTTGTCAAACAATTCAGTACCTACTTTTAAGATTGGCTTTAGTTTTTCTTCTACCATTTTAACTGCATCGTGCATATTCGTTGCATCAGCATCTTTGGTATCATCAATAAGGAATAAACCATTAAGAGCATATTTCCGAGCATAACTGGAACTCGCACCAAAACTCTGTGCAATATCCATACCCTTGCGGTTTGGGTCAATCCCCGCAGCCGACATCGAACTAAACTCTTTACCATCTTTGTCTGTTAATAAAATAAAAGTTTCGCAGAAAATAATCCCAGCTTTCTCTTGAATGTTATCCGATATTGTCATCGTGCATTCATACTTTAAAAGTAAAGGCTTTACTGCTTCCAATATATCTTCCGTAGAACGATACTTGTATTTCCCAAAGGAATTAAATTGATTTTTAGGTGCTTTTAGCTCCGATTGAATTTTTAAAAGTGACATAGTTTTCTTGTTTTGGTTTTTAAAGATACTAATTATTTAATTAAATTAAGGTAATTATTTTTAATTATTTGCTTCGATAAATGAAGTTCATAATCGTTTGTAACCCTTTGTATTTCAGCTTCTTTAACTTTATTAATAAGATACATTGCCTGGACTGATTTGCAGTAATTACCATCTTCTAAAGTTTGTCTATAAAGCCTTTTTAACTTATCCAGCTTACTTTCCTTCGGCGGATTATTAATGAATTTGTGAACGGTTATAATGCTCATTATTCTTCAGTTATAGTGTACCATTCTTCCATTTCTTCCAGCATCTCTTCTAAAGTGAGGCCAAAAAAGTTTTCAAACTCATTCATTACTGTGGCTTACAAATGTTATACAATGTATTAGCAAAAGTAGATTGACAAGCCAGTACTGGTTGTTTTAAGATTGCTAAAATTAATTCTTCGTAGTTCTCGTTAATAAACTCTTCTACATCTTGAGTAAAGTAAATAGGATTCTCTGCTTGTTCCATAGATGTAGGGTCTAACTCAATCTTTACTTGACCTCTTGAAATATCGTAGTTTTCTAATACCCAAAAGCGTAGGTCTGCTTGTTTAAATCTATGGTGGTAAACAATAAAACCATCGGTGTATTCGGTGTAATAGGTGTTTTGGAAATCAACTTCTACAATGTTAATCTCTTCGATAATTGGATTTTTTAGCTTTTTCATTTTTTGCGAGTAATGGTTAAACAATTTTTGGTTAATTCTTTGCAATAGTAAGTCTTGCTGTTATAAGTTTTGTAATACGATA